TCGTCGCAGCCTTCTTGGCGTCCGCCTTGGCCTTGTTCTTGTACGCCTGCGCGATGGCGTCCTTGGTGGCCTGATCGTGGCCCACCATGTCCTTGATCTCCTGCGCGGACTTGTTCTCCTGGGACGGGCCGACGGCGTTTCCGTTCTGGTCGACGGGGATCCAGCCATGCTTCCAGCCGACAGCACCAGGGGGGAGTTGGTGACGGCCCTTGGCGTACTGGTCGTCCTTCTTGCCGTGCTTCTTGGCCTGCTTCTGCTGCCTCGGGGCCTTGGTGGATCCTTCGACCGGTGCCTGGGCCAGCTCGACCGTCTGGGGGCCGTCCAGCACGGAGCGGAGCAGCGTCATGGGCTGGGACAGCTTCACGTCACCGGTGTCCCGCCAGGTTTCCGGAAGCAGGTCGGTGGCCTTGAGCTGCCGCGCCCGCTTCATGATCCACTTCTTGGTGGCGGCGTAGTCCTTGGCCCGACCCACCGCCTGGATGGCCTTCTTCAGCTCCACCCGGTCCCGGATCGGGTACGACCCGTCTGGCATGGCCTCATGCTCCTCCGCAGCCTCTGCACGGGCGTCCGGGGTCAGGGAATGGTTGGCCAGGTCCACGGCGCCCCAGGTGGTGTCCTCCGGGTCCAGCACGGTTCGCAGCAGGGCCATGGGCTGGGACAGTTCGGTGGGCTTGTTCGGGGTGGCCTTCGTCTTGGCCTTGGCGGCTTCCCAGTCAGCGACAGCGGCTGTCGCGGCTGCACGGACCTCGGGCTTGACGTCGCCGCCTCCGGCAGCCCAGCGCTTCACGGTGGCGATGGCCGTGGCGATGGCCCTGGACTTGTCCATCCCCCGCTTGGTCATCAGGCTGTGCGCGATGTTCTGGACATAGGGCGGCAGGTTCAGCGACCGGTCATGGAAGAGCCCCGGCCCGCCGGGCTTTCCCAGGGGGTGCGGGGTGGTGGCTAAAGCGCCTGTTTCTGCACTCATCGGTGTTCCTCGCCGTGCCGGTCAGATCAGTGGAACGCGGCGAGCTTGATGGTGTTCACGCTGGCGGTGACCTTGATGGTGTCGCCGGTGACGGAGTACGGGAAGTCGCCGGGGCCGAACAGGTAGATGGTGTTGGCGGTCAGCGTGTAGACCTTGTCCGGCAGGGTGATGCCCGTGGGGAACGCGACGTTGGACTTCACAGTGAGGGTGCCTCCGGCGGTTCCGGAGTCGACGTAGAGCCAGGTGACACCGTCGTTCTGGAAAGTGTTTCCGGTGGTGTCGGCGGCGGTGGTGGTCAGGGGGGTCTGACCGATCGCGGAAGCGGTGACGACGGATAAAGCGGTAGCCATGGCGGGCTCTCCTCACGTGAGTTTTCAAACAGGCATGCCGAGTACCAAACTACCTGTTTATCCGTCAATCTGGGAGGCTAGTACCTATACGCCAGGATTTCCAGTGAGATGTGCCGGGAGTTCGGTTACCACTGGTTTTCCGGGGTGTTCGGGTACCGGGAAGCAGCGGCAATTCCGGTGCCGGGCTCCGGGGTATAGGCCGTCGGGCGGGCTGTGCGCTTCGAAGTTTTTTCCGATGAGCCACCGGCAGTCTGGTGTGGTGCGGTCGTCCAGGATTCCGCCCCAGCCGAGGATGGTGCTGTTCGTGCTGTCGGTCATGTCGTTGGAGGCTTTGGCGGCCTGGGTACGTTTCTTGGAGGCGTCCAGGTGGGCGGCGAACAGGGCCTTTTCCCGCTGGATGCCGGTGGCGAGGTCGGGTGCGGCGGCGATGCGCCGTAGGGCGTTCAGTAGGTAGGCGGCTCGGAACCGCAGGTTCTGTTTCTGGGCCAGGCCTAGGGGACCATCTCCGGGGATGGCCTTTTTGCCCGGCTTGTACTTGATGGCGCCAAGGGTGGCGAGTACTACCTTTTTCGGCATTTTCAAGGCTGCTGAAATGGCCTTTACGGCGGTGATCAGGGGAGGGCCTGCCAGCAAAATGGCAAGCACGGCAGCGATCTCGGCCTCATGTTGTGAAGATTCATTTTGGGCCTTTTGCTGAGCTTGCTCCGACATGCACCCTCCCTCTACTATTCACTCGGGTGGTTGGGTGATCGTGCCCCCGCCGGTAGAGCTTCTGCTCCCGGCGGGGGTTCGGTCTTTTCAGGCGCTTTTCCCGGCACCCGATCCGGCGGAACCGCCCTTTGCCGCAGCGGCCTTTTTCTGCACCATCTGAGCAGCCTTGTTGATCTTGGCCCCGGCCTTCACCAGCTCCGACTTGCCCTGCGCGTTCGCCGCACCCTTGGCCGCGCCAGCCTGCGGACCTCCCTGCGCAGCAAGGTTCTTCTGAGCCTCCAGACCCACCTGCTTCGTCTGAAGATCAAGCTGCATACGCTGGTCGAGCCGTTCCTCAAGCTGCGAAAACTCCTTGTTGACCTCGTCCATGGGCATGTCCAGATAGGTGCCCATCATGCGGGTCAGCTCGGTCATGAACGCCTGCGGTACCCGCAGTTCGGTCGGGGTGGTACCGAAGGCCGTCAGCAATTCCTTCACGGTGCCCAGGTCACCTTCGGACAGCGGCCCGAACTCGAAGGTCGGACACACACCCTTGGGGCCGAAGTTGTACATCACCAGGTCGGCGATGACGTAGTTCGTGATGGACTCCGCCAGCTCCTTGGCGGTGCCGGTCAACGACTGGAGGAAGAAATCGGACTGGTCCTTGGACAGGGCGTAGGAACCGTTCGGGGAGTCCGGCAAGTTGGTGAATCCGGCCAGCACCGAGGCGGCCATCTGATTGTCCAGGTAGTCGATCATCTGCTGGAACAGCCCGGCCGCCTGGGTACCGAGTTCCAGCGTCTCCACCTTGACCTCGGAAGACGTACCGAGGACACCGCCGTTCTTCACATACCTGAGGGCCTTCGCATACGACTTGGCCCTGGTCTCGTCCTCAGCCTGCACGACGTATCGGCCGGTCGCGTTGGCCTCCAGGAACGTCATCCAGAGGAACAGCAGCTTCTGCTTCTTGTCGTGGAGCCAGTAGATCAGCTCCATGTCGCTGTGGCCCCGAGCGGCGTTGATGTGCTGGTTGTTCAGGTGGACCCAGGAGTACTGGGCTGGGATGTCGATCCAGATGTTCGGCCACACGGCGCCGCCGACCGCGACGGGTCGCTGCCTGAAACCACGGAAGGCGCCGGTCTTGGGGTCGCGGGCGACGGCGGTCGTGGGTGAGGGACGGAACGCCAGCCGGTCGTAGACGATCTTGCCGTCCCGCTCCGTGAAGACCTTTTCGAAGCATGCCTTGCGGTAGGTCCGGGCCGATAGCGCCTGCGCGATGACCAGGCGCATCGGGGTCTTCATGCCGCCCTGGTTGGCAGGCTTGGTCAAGGCGTCCGTGATGAATGCGGCCTCGCCCTTGTCGCCGGGGCCTGGCACGATCTTCCAAGGGGCGGAACGGATAGGCAGAGTGAGCACCGACTGGATGGTGCGGGCCTTGCCGTCGCGGCCCAGCATCTCATCGAAGGACAGAGACTCGAATTCGTTCTCGTCCAGCAGGATGCGGCCGGGGACACCGGACCATGATGCGGCCCAGGAATCGGACCAGGTGTAGAGGCTGCCTTCCTCGTTGTTCAGGGCAACGTCAGGAGCGCCTGCGACCGTCTTGGAGAGGGGCTTTTCCGGATATTGGGGAGCGTAGTTAGCGATGCTGGTTGACGGCAGGTTGGTGCCGCCGTCTAACGCCTCATCCGCCACGGTACTCCCCTATTCCTGCGTTCCAGTCCGGTTTATGCTAGCATTCCCGGCCATTTCGATCACCAGCCTGCGAGTTCCATATCGTTACCGGTATCCCACTTCTCCACAATGGCGTCCGTATCCGGGTCCTCGTTGTGCGGGTATTTCTCCTCGGCGGCCTTCCACTCGTGCTCTTTCGGCTGCTCGATAGGCGTCGGCCCGTACGGCATCCAGAACGCGTGGATCAAGGCGTCCGCGCGGTCCGTGGACCGTCCTAGACGGGTCCGGATGTCTTCCTTCTTCTCGATCTTGTACTTCGGGGTGCCTGGCTGCGTGTCGAACTTGGGGCAGGTCAGCTCTGCCAGCAGCTTGTCGTCCCGGGGGAACGCGATGGTCGCTCCGCCCCGGCGGGCAGGGTTCAGCAGCTCCCGCAGATTCCACCAGGCCGCAGCCCGGTCGTTGAGGAACGACATCTTGCCCGTGGTGTCCTTGCGGCCCGAGTTGGCCGCCGCGATGAACGCGTACGTGTCCTGGGAGTCCCGGCGCAGCTTGGCCACCACGCCGGAGCCGACACCGATGCCGTCCACGATGTACTTGGCGTTGGTCGGGGCGCCGTGCAACGCGGCTATCTGCTGGAGGTCGTCGGCCGTGGTCAGAGGATCCTTGGACGGGAACGCGATCAGTTCGCGGACCACATCACCTTGCCGGACGGCTGCGACGGTCTCGTCCTCGCCGCCGTCGGAGATGTCCGCCCCGATGACGATTTCGCCTGGCTGCTGTGCCTGCGGCTCTTCCAGGCACATCGGCTCGTTGGTGTCGGGGTCGATGATGTAGGTGCCGTCCCGCCAACGTTCCCAGCGGGCCATGGCGGCTTCCGCCCAGGCCAGCGGGATAACGCCCTCGGAGGACGTCTCCGGGAACAGGGCCCGCACCTTGGACTTGAACAGGGATGAGTCCTTGCCCCAGCCGATCATGGATTCGTACACCCAGGTCGGGCCGACCAGGGTTTTCTGAAGGGTGTCGGACACCGGCTCGGTGGAGAACGGGATGCCCTCTTCCTGCATGTACTCGACCAGCTTCGGGTACTTCGCGCAGGCCTCTTCGGTCATCAGCGGGGAGCGCAGCGCGTCGATGCGGATCTTGTTCCACTTCTCGCCCAGCGGGGATTCCGGGGAGCACACCTGCCGGAAGTGGCTGCCGGGGTCGGTGGGGTTTCCGATGGCCAGCACCCGGGAGGCCTCGTTGGTGACGAGGGAGTCCACGGCGTCCCAGATGGAGCGGTCGACGCCGCAGGCCTCATCGATGACTACCAGGATCTTTTCGGCGTGGAAGCCCTGGAAGGCGGAGTCTTCCTTGTCCGGCGGCTTCTGGCCGATACCGACCAGCTCACCGTTGATCTTCCACGACGGGATCGGGCTGGAGAGGATCTGGCCGGGCAGGGAGAATCCCCGCTCCTTGGCCAGGTTGTGGGCGCGCTGAATGTAGCGCCAGAGAATGGAGGCGACCTGCCGGGCCGTGGGCGCCGTGGTCACCAGGAACACCTGGTCCATGGGCGTGGTGGCAATCCACCAGGCGGACAAACGAGACGCAAGGTGCGATTTGCCTGCGGCGTGACAGGACTGGACGGCTGTGAATCGGTGGTCCCGGACGGATTCGCAGATGTTGGTCTGCATGGACCACATGTCCTCCCCCAGGATGTCCTTGACCCATGCGGCCGGGTTCCGGTGGGAGTCCTTTTTCGCCTGTAATTCATAGAGCGTGGCTAATCGCTCCGCCCATGCGTTCTGCGCCACGCCGCCCCTCTTTCTCCTGCTAATCCGGTTGCGTGATCATTGTACGAAATAGGGTCAAGAGGCCGGACATAACGAAACCCCGGCCGATGGATAGACGGCCGGGGTTTCGCGGGTGCTCTCGAACCCATGGACGTTGTCGAGACCGAGAGGCACGCAAGCAGACCTGGCCGAATCTCACACGGCCCTGACTGCTGTGCTACTAGCCTATCACTCCTCGGAGCCCGGCAGGATCGCAATGTCCTCCAGCGTCTGTAACTGCATCCGGCGCCGCTCCTGCGCCTTCAGCTCCTGCCGCAGCGCGAGATCCTTCAGCTCCTCCTTCAGGGACGCCCTGGCGGCCAGGGATCGGGCCTGACCGCTGAAGAACGAGGTGATGCCCTCCAGGATGAGTGCCACGGACCCCAGCAGGTCGATGAAGAACGTGGTCGGAGTCCACCGCAGGGTCTCCCCCTGCTCTTCCTCCTGAGCCGCGAGCAGGATCGGCAGGAGTTCCGCCGGGATGGACGCGCCTTCTTCGAAGTCGTCGGACATGGAGGCTCCCTAGAGGATCGTGAGGTCGGACCAGCCGTCCGCGCCTACGGAGAACACGAGCAGGCCCGCCCGGGAGTCGTCGCCCGTGCGGTTGGTGTACCAGGTGGATCCGTTGTCCAGGGCCGGGGCCTGGATCCAGGTCTTGCCGGAGCCGACTTCTTCGACCCGGACATGGTGGAAGTGGCCGGTGAGCAGGATCCGCGCACCGGCTACAGGCTGTTCGCCGAAGGTCTGGCCCCGCCACCAGTCCAGGATCTTGCCGGGATTGCGGACCTGGTGCCCGTGGGCGAGGCCGACCACGGTTCCGGCGACGTCCACGGACACGGTCTCCTGCCATTCCTGCGGCAGGACGAACGTGACGTGGCCGTAGGCGTCCGGGTTGCAGTTGAAGGCGTCGGCGACCTGCTGCATCGTCTCGATGCCCCAGTCGTCCGACGGCGGCCCAACGGTTTTGCCGTTGATGCGGTGTTGGGCGTGGTTGGACGCGCATACCGCTGCGGTGACGGAGTCGAACTGCCGGGCCAGCCGGTTGAGTCCGTCGAACGTCAGGCGCCGGTGCAGGCGGACCATCTCGGTCATCGTCAGGTCGTTGGTGGCCAGCTGGGAGGCGACGTTCTGCTGTCCTTCGATGCAGTCACCGGCGTCCATCCAGTAGGCGGAGTCGACGGGTCGGCCTACGTTCTTGAGGTCCCGGATGTGGTCTTGGAGCCGGTCGAATTTCTCGGCTATCCGGGCCACCAGTTCGGGGGTTCCTCCGCGCCGGTCCACCTTGCCGCTCTGCGGGTCGGAGTAGGCGATGACCAGGCCCCGGGATGCCGCTACAGGGCCTCGCCGGGTGCGCTTGACCCGCATGGCGTCCCGGACCATCGCCGCGACGTCCTCGGCGCCGTATCCGGCGAGGGTGGCGGGGGCGACCTGGAACTTCAGCCGCCACACGGGGCGGGTGACCGCCTCTTCCCCCTGGGCGTCGCGGTGCCACGCGGCGGGGTCGTACTTGGCTTCGGTGAGGCGGACTTCCCAGCCGTCGGGTATGGACAGGCCCAGTTCTTCGACAGCGGCCTTCCACGCGGAGGGGTCTTGGGGGCTGGCTGTGGTGGGGGCGGTGACGACGGTCATGGCCCCGTCGGGGTTGAACGCCACCCCGGGCTGCCATTCCCGACCCACTGAGCCGCTGGGGGCGTGTCCGGCGGATGAGGGCCCGGCTTGTCCCTGAGGGAGCTTCAGAAGGCCGTCCAGGGCGTCTGAGAGGCTGCTCACGCGTCGTCCCGGGGGCACCGGCAGCCGGAGGCCTCGCCACGCTTGCGGTGCCTCAGAACCGTCTTGTCGGCGATCGGGTAGCCGTTGCGGGTGAGTGCTTCGGCGATGGCGGAGCCGGGGATGTCGGGGTTGTCGATGAGCCGCTGTGCTGCCGTGCGGTCCGTGGCATCGAGCTGGCTCAGGATCTTGGTGACGGTGCACTGGGGCCCCGGGTAGGTCCCGCGTCGGGACTCCACCTGTTCCAGGTCTTCCAAGAGACTCATGTTCGCCTACAGGTGATACAGGGTCCCGCTAAGTGGACCGATTGTTTCCGGTGACATTCACGGTAGCTTACGAACCTTGTTTATGACAGCTGCAGCGAAGCCTGCAAAAGGCCTATCTTCGCAGGTCAGGTTAGAGGGTAGATTGATGGTGTACCGGCAATGCCGTATGCTTCCCCCGCCTTTGCGGATATGCGCAAAAGGCCTCTCATCTCACCCCAGGGGGAACCCCGATGTCCCAGCAGGACCCGCGCGTCCAGTACGAGCCGCAGTACCCGCCGCAGTACGCCCCGCAGCCTGCACCGCCCAAGAAGAAGCGCGGCAAGGGCTGCCTGGTCTTCACGGTCGGCGCCGCCGTCATCATCACGATCATCGTGGCCGCCTCCTCCAACGGCAGCAAGAACGGGGACAGCAAGGGCACCGCGTCCTCCGACACCTCCGCATCGCACTCTGCTGCCGCCCCGAAGAGCGACGACAAGCCCGCCCAGAGCCCGGCGCAGGAGTTCAAGGCGTACGTCGCCAAGAACGGCACCGCCACCGAAAAGGCTGCCGCCAAGCACGTCACCAAGATCCAGGGCGCGGACAACAAGAACGACATCCTGGACTCGGCGGACATCTACACCGACTACAGCGGCGGCCTGATGAGCGGCGACGCCGCCAGCGGCAAGCTGATCGCCAGCAGCTTCCGCGACTGGGAGGAAGCCCGGGGCAAGGCGTCCAAGAACGGGCTCGTCACGATCTACAACCGCGCGGGCGAAATCCTGTCCAACGGCAACTACTGAGCCCGGACATGCCGAAGGGCGGGAGCCTCATCACTCCCGCCCTCCGGCTTTTCCCAGGGAACTCGCCGTCCGGGTACCCCGGTTCTCCAACCCCAACCTTCGTCAGCTGGACCGCTAGCGTACCTTGACCGCCTGCGTCACCTTGCCGACTTCCGGCTTGTTGTCCGCGTTGATCGGCATCGGCGGAAGCCACTTCACACGCTTCTCCGCCCGCTCCTCACGCTCCTCCGGCGACATCTTCCGCAGCCCCTCCCCCGCCCAGAAGCTGTGGAAGTGGCCGCGCCTCCAGTGCGCCCTGGGAGACCTCTTGGACCCCTGAGGACCGCGCTCCCCCCGGGGCTCCACCATCTCCCCGCCCCAGTGCTCCGGGGACGCCAGAACCGGGCCCGTCTCGAAACCGACCAGCTGCCGGAACACCTTGCCGCCGCCCTGCTTCTTGTCCCACTTGTTCCGCTTCGGCTGCGGCGCCGTGTTGAACGGCTTCGGCTTGGTCTCCAGGTTCTGCGAGACCAGGTACAGCATGTGAGGGACCAGCACGTGCAGCAGCTCGGACATGTACCGGCGCTGGGAGGCGTCCGTCTGCCCCGCGATCGTCGGATCCCAGTTGAACCGCGCCAAGCCCTGCTTGATCAGCTCGTCCATCGTGGCGTCCTTGCCGGTGATCGGCAGGGTGATACGGCAGTAGTCCCAGTCCATGACCTGCTTGCCGTCGTCCGACATCACCTCGGAAATCGCCGTCAGATGGAAGGACGTGGCCCGTTCGTCTGTGGTGTCCACGTACTGGTGATGGCCGGACATGCCCGCCACGTACCAGCCGAGCAGGCGCAGCGTCTCCCCTGCCGCGCCCGTGAACTCCACCGGCTCCCCCAAGAAAACCAGGGGGTTGGGGTAGGGCAGGTTCTTCAGGACCATCGGCGGGAACTTGTCGCTCCCGGACGACTCCAGGAACGGGATCATCCCCGGGTGGATGTCCATGACGTACCGGGTCCGGTCCCACAGTTCGTGGACGGCCACTTCCTGCACGGTCATCGTGACGTGGTGGCGGGCCACCTGATCGGCGGGCAGGTGCACTCCCTGCGCAAGGGCGTTGTCCTCCGAAAAGGCCGCGACCAGGGGGTACCAGTTGTTGTCCTCCAGCCACCGCCGGGCGCCGAGGCCGGTCCGGCGTTCCAGGTCGCTGACGAACTTCTGTGCCGTCCAGGGGTGTTCTTTGTAGGGGTACAGGCCGATCAGGTCGGTGGGCGGGATGTAGTTCTGTAGGAGCTGTCGGACGCCGGGGAGGGCGTTGGGGTTGTAGCGTTTGGCCATGGTGTTCTCCAAGATGGGGTGGTTATATCTACCCTAGCTAAGGGGGCCGGGACAAGCAACCCGGCCCCCAGCTACTTCGTGATCAGCCTCAGCGACTCCGGGCACAGGAACTCAGGCTCCGCCCCCCGCTGCTCCGGGAAGTGGAACTTGAACATGCCGGTGCCCTGCTTCTCGTAGAACACCGGGTTCCCGCAGTCCGGGCAACGGTTCGGGTCGACGGGTGTATCGGCCATGATCTCTCCCGGTTTGCGACGGTGTATCTACGCTAGCGCGAGAGGGGCCCCGAAGGGCCCCTGGTTGGGATTAGTACGGCCAGCCGTTCTGCTCGGCACAAACCGGCCCATATCCCAGCTCCACGCTGCGCTTGACGATCAGCGTCTTGTGGCAGTTGATGCAGGATCCCGTCGTGTGGCCGAACCGCGACGCCTGCTCTGCCGTCATCTTGTCGGCCGCCGTGAGCTTGTAGATCGCGCCGGGGGCGAAGACCCACTTGCCGCCCTGGTAGACCTTGGCGTAGCGCTTGCCGGAGGACTTGGAGGTCTGGACCTTGTAGTAGGCGAGGTCCATCAGGGAGTCCCCCGAGGAGGTGGAGACGGCGTAGAAGCCCTCCCCGACGATCTCCTGGGGGGCCGTCTTGACCTGGGGCTTGCTGTTCTTCCAGGGGCAGAGCTTCAGCTGGTCGATCAGCTTGGACGCCTGGAAGGAGGTCATGTCCTCGGTGAACTTGGCCACCAGGCTCACCGGAACCTCACGCATCTCCAGCATGGACGCGATGTACGCGGACTGCTTGGGGCTGATGGTCTTGGGGGCGTAGGTGGTGGCCATCGCGGTCTCCTTGGTCGGTGTCCGTCTTGATGTATCTACACTAGCACGTGCTGCGAGAGACGTGCAACCCCCAGCCGAAAAGATCTTGGTTCGATCTACCCTGTAAGATGGTGCCCATAACACCCACCACCCGAGGAACCATGGACACCGCAGACAACCGCCTCAGAGCCAAGCTGGAATCACTGCTCCGACTCGCAGAAGACCCCCAAGCCACCCCGGAAGAACGGGACTTGGCCATGCAGCGGGTGCTCCAGATCGCCGAAAAGTACCAGGTAGACGCCTCCAACCTGGACCCGCGCAGCGGCCAGTACAAGCGGGAAGAGATCGTCACCCACGTCTTCCAGATCCCCAGCACCTACGGACTCACCTCCACCCGGGGACACGGCCTGTACGACGTGCTACGAGCCATGGGAGGCAACGGCTACGCCCGCGTACCAGCAGGGCAGAAGCGCGGGGAAGAACTGGTCGCCTACGCCCCCGAATCCACCATGAACGTCCTCAAGGTGCTCCTGCCCTCCCTGCTGCTCCAGGAAGCCAACGCATCCGCCGCCTACATCAAGTACCTCAAGGAGACCCACTCCGGACTCAAGTCCCTACAGAAGGTCATCTCCCAGATGCGGGCCCAGAAGGCAGACCCCCGAGACTTCACCCGGCACTACAACTCGGAGATCCGGTACCGGCGTAAGAGCTTCTGCCTGGCCTTCTTCGTGGAAGCCGCCGAAAAGATCCGGGTCACCCGCAAGGATGCCGTCCAGCAGGCGGGCAAGGGCTACGCGCTGGTACTGGTGGACGTCGCCGACAGGATCGCCGCGATGCTGGCAGAGATCAGCGGGCTGCGGGAGCAGGAAGCACGTGGCCGATGGAGCCAGGAAGGCTGGGAGTCCGGTACCGCCGCCGGACGGCAGGCCATGGTGGGACAGACCGAGGTACATGGTGGACGGCCAGCCCTGGAGCAGTGATAGGCTAGAGCCGGTTCGGATGCTAGAGGGGAGTCAGAGGCGGTCTGACTCCCCTCTTCCGTACCTTGACCGGCGCGGATACTGCGGTGCAGGATTCGTTGCAGGACAACCAAGCGCCCGTGGTGGAAATGGCATACACAGCAGTCTCAAAAACTGCCGCCGCAAGGCATACGGGTTCGAGTCCCGTCAGGCGCACAGGTGCATGAGAGACGTCCGGCCAGGGTCCGCGCGCTTCAGACGCGCTACCTGGTGACGGGAACAGCACCTGGTAGCTGCGCCCCAACCGCATCTCAGGAGGGGCGTGGGGGTCTGGCCAGCCTTACCGATCAATGGCCACCCAACAGCCTCAGGGAGGGGCTATGGAGGACACCCGGACGGCACTCCGGGACGCCATAACCACGGCCTACACCTGGTACTTGGGTCCGGCCAAGGATGACGTCTGGTTCGCCTCGTACGCCGCCACCTATCCGTTGGATGTTCAAGAGGG